GTGTCAGCCCGCCCAGGCACTGCTTGAGCAGCCCCAGCGATACCGGCAGATACTCTGCCTCGTCCAGTGTTTTTGCGGTCCGGATGGCCCGGACGCTGGCTTCCAGTGGGATGCCTCCTGCGGTTTCCAGTGACGTGCCGGTGTTGGTTTCGAGAGGCGTCTGGATAATTTCGGTCAGATAGCCAAGGCCCAGATGCAGCAGGCTTTCGGTCGCCGCAGCGATCTGCGCAGCACGCAGTGCACTGGCTTCGGCGCTGTTTTTTCCAGCCAGGGCCGCTGCTGTGTACTGGTCAACTACAGCCTTCTGGAGGGTGATGCTCTGTATGTCCTGGATTGCCCCCTCTGCCTGTGCAATAAGCTGCTCCGTCGGGATGCGCGTCACAGCGTCCCGCATGATGCCGCACAGGGCCTCGTTGGTGCGGGTGTCCTTGATGTGGGCGGCGGTAATGGACGTGCTGCCCGCTGGGCGCGTGACCTCCGCGAGGCAGAGGTCGTACACGGTGGCGGTGCGGGAGATGGCCGGTGCCGTGGGCTGGGTGTCCGGAGTGCCCTGCAGGATGAGCAGAGAACTCTTCCGGCTGGCCGCGTCGAACCGCAGGACGATGCGGTCGATGCGGGGCCGCTGGCCGTCCGCTAGGGCGAGGGTCAGGGTCTCTGCCTCCCGCATGATGATGCTGTACCCCTCGAACCGCGCGGGCCGGACCCAGCCCTGCCCGGCGCTCACGGTCACTTTGATACCGCCTGCGGGCGTGACCGCGAAGTCCTCCTCGGCGCTGTACACGCCGGAGGTGCGGGTGGCGTTGTAGCCTGCTGCGTCGCGGGCGTCGTAGTCGATGCCGTTGAGGGGATAAGTCGTGATAATGCTCAAAATATCCCTCCTTAGAGCCTGTGCCAGACCGGTGTGCCCAGCCGCAGGGTGCGGGTGGTCTCATCGGCCTGGGATTGTGTGATGACGTCGGCCACTCGGACTGTTGCCCGGTAGCCCAGCTCCGGCAGAGTGCAGAACGCCACATCGCCGGGAGCAAGGTCGGCGTCGAGGCTGATCTCGATGCTGCCGGTGCGGAGCTGGTCCAGAAGCTTGTTGGTGCCCCGGTCCATGAGGCGCTGCAAATAGCCGGCGCTCTGGTTGGTCTCGCCCTTTTCCTCGTCGGGCTGGACGTCGCGGGCGTCAACGTAGAGCTCCCGCCGATCGGCACCAGCGGCGTCGGTGAGGCCGACGGTCACGGTGGCGCGGTTGGCACCCTCTCCGGCCCCCTGTACTACGGCCACGTTGCAGTAGTCGTTGTCGCCGAAGGCCCAGCTGGCCCCGGTCAGGCTGCCCCATTTGGTGCTGAACCGGTTGTTGGGGTCTGCCGTGGGGCGGTAGACCTCGAACCGCAGCTTCTTATCTGCATTTTTACCGCTGAGGACAATGCGGAAGCCGAGGTCGCACGCGGCCCCGATGGTGGTAAGGTAGTTGAGGACGGAGCCGCCGGAGGTCTGGGCGGTGTAGCGGGTATCGAAGCCCACCAGCTCGCCCAGCTCCAGCCGGGGCCAGGGCTGTATCGCGGCTACCAATCGCCGCATGGCCCGCTCAGCGTTCTCGTCCTTGACGGTCTCGGTGCTGACGCGCTTCGAGAAGATCCAGGTGGCTGGGAACAAAGTGCAGACAAGGTTCGCGTCCTGGTTTTCGTTGCTCCGGTGGCAGATGCGCATGGGCACGTTGCTGTCGCTGCGCTTGAGCCAGCGGCCTTCCCGCAGCAGTTCGAGGTTTTCCTGCGTGGGTCGGACTTCGAGTTTGCTTTCCGTCAGGGTGTTGTAGGGATCGTCCCAATACAGGCTCACCCAGACCTCGATGCAGCCCAGCCGGGCAAGGGTGGTTTCGTCTAAAACGTCCAGCGTCATGCGATCACCTCCGGCAGGATGCCGCTGTACATCGGGTAGAAGGTCACGGTGGCTTGCAGGTTGTCCACGTTGCTGTCGGCCTCGGTCTTGAGCGGGTTGTCTCCGGGGGCCAGCTCCACGAGGTCGCTGTCCTCATCCAGCAGCGCGAAGATGTTCTCGTCCTGTTGGTTCTCGGTCCGCTTGACGGCCAGTTTGTCGGTCGTGGTGCGGTAGATCTCGATGGTTTGGCCCGGCGTCAGGGTGGTCAGGATGCGGATGCACTCGCCGGTGACGGCGTTGACGATGCAGGGGTTGACCACAGCAGCATCGCTGCGCAGCACCGCCGTGAAGGGCACCGGCAGAGCTCCGGTGTTCCGGGCATTCACAAAGGCGCTCTGGTTCTTCGTGCCGAATCGGTGGGGTGCGGCATAGTTGACCGGGAACCGGAACGCTGCCGTATAGCCGCCCAGCGTGTAGCTGGTAGCAGTCAGGCTGTACCAGAAGGGCTTTGGGCAGAAGAGCATCATATCAAGCCGGGGGAAACCGTGAATCTGCGTAGTGTACGGAGTCTTGCTGACCACGAACCGGCAGAACCATTTGTCGCCAAAATAGAGGGTGCCCTTGGTCTTGTAGGTCAGCGTCCGGAGCAGCAGTTCGGCGTCAGCGTCGCCGTGCTCCGACCAGCAGTCGGCGATGATCTCCCGCGAGACGCCCGCGACGGTCTGATCCTCCACAGTCTGGCCCACCTGGTTGACGCCCTGGGCGAGCTGCAGCTCGACGGCCACGCCGTTGAGCGGGTCGATGCTGTAGGGGATGCCGTAGTCCCAGCCCAGGTGGAGTTCTGCGCCCGCATCGGTCACGAGCATGAGGTGGTCTTGTCGTTCCATTCAGGCGCTCCTTTCTAGTGCTTGGTAGCCTTGGCCCGGTCTGCCTCCCAGCGGGTCTCGCGGGCGAGGTCGGCGGCGGTCTGGGCCTTGCTGTAGATGTTCTGGACGATATTGGTGTCACCGTCCCGGTGGTAGTTGTTGGCCGCTGCGGCGATCTGTGCGGTGCCGGAAGCGGCCACGCTGCGGGAGACAGCCATGTTGTCGCTGAGGACCAGGCTGTTGGCCTGCCGGACCATCTCGGCCAGCTTTTCGTTGGCCGCGAGGATGGCGGCGGTGTTGTCCTCAATGGCCCCGGTGTTGTCGGGCAGCGTAGGCGCGGGAGATTCCGGTGCGGGGTCGGGCTTGTTGGAGCCTGTGGAGCCACTGCCGGAGCCGCCGGAGCTGGTGTTGTCCTTCTTGGGCTGGTACTTGGCCTCCAGCTCCTTCAGGGCCTTCTCGTAGTTGACCCGCAGCAGCTCTTTTTCGAGATCGCCAGACCGGATGGTATTATCCGCCTCGGTGATCTGCTTTTCCAGTTCAGCCAGCGCCGCAGCGTCCGTCTCGGTCCGCTTGCTGAGCTCAGCAGTGGCCTTTTTGTACTGGGCATCCAGCAGCTTCTTTTCCAGGTCAGCGAGCGACTTGGTGTAGTCCGCGGCCGCGACATTCTTTTCGGCGTCCAGCATTCCGGGACTGTCGCTGGACAGCTTGGCTTTGGCCAGCTCTGCGGCTTTCTTGGCGTACTCGGCCTCCAGCTGCTTTTTCTCCGCTGCGCCGGAATCCTGGGCGTACTGGGTATCCAGAGCTGCCTGCGCGGCCTTGGCCTCCGAAGAGGCTTTGCGCTTTGCCTGGTTCTCCTTGCGCTTGGCAGCGATCTTGTCGGCCTGGTCCCACAGCGGGTTCGAGACCCGGTTGATGGTGCTGAGCTTCAGGACCTTTGCTACCTTGTTGTAAATGTCGATGATGCCATTGACGGCACTCACGAAGCCCTGCACACTGAGGCCGATGAACCGGAGCATCCCTTCGAAGACGACCGAGATGACATCCTCCACGCCCTGCCAGACCCGCTGGAAGCCGGAGGCGACATCCTTGTTGGTACTTGCAAAGGAGACCAGCGCGCCCACCAACATGCCGATCAGGGAGATGACCAGCATGATGGGGTTGGCATCCATGGCCACGTTGAGGGCGGTCTGCCCGGTGGTGGCTGCCGCAACGGCGGGCACGAACTGGCTCACAAAACTGGACGCCAGCCCCGCGACGTTCTGGAACACGCCAGACAGCGAGCTGGACAGCTTGCTCAGGGCGTCCATGGCAAAGTTCTGAATCTGGGTGCGCTGCTCCTGTGTGCAGGCGTTCCAGAAATAGGCCGCCGACCATGTGGCGATGCTTTCCAGATCGCCGTCCTGGATCGCCTTGAACAGTGTCTGAATGCTGCCTATGACATCGCTCTGAATGGACTTATTGATCTGCTCCCAGCTGGAATTGAGCTTTTCGGTAAACTGGTAGGTCAGCAGCTCGGCTGCGCTGGAGAACTGCGGCCCGGCATCCTCGATGGTCTTGCTGACGGTCTTGGTGCCGTCCGCAGCAATGGTGGTCACGGTTTTGACCGTGCGCTCCACTCCGTCGATGAGCTCGGTGCCGGTCTGCGTCGTGACAGTGCTGATTTGTTCGCTGCCATCGGCCAGCAGCTGGGAGGTCTTCTCGACCGTGACCTTCACGCCGTCCACGAGCTGGGTCTGGGTGTCCTTCGTGGTTTCCACCACGTCGCGGACCGCCTCGATGCTCTGGGTGACCTTCTGGCTGCCATCTGCCGCCGTGGTCGTGATGGTCTTCACATCGGAGAGGACGCCGTTCACCATCTGGCGGGAAGTTTCGGTCACGGTCTGCTTTTGCTGCTGGGTGCCGTTTTTCAGCGTCTCGTTGACCGTTTCGGTGGTGCGGGTGACGCTGTTTTCCACCTGGGTGCTGGTCGAGGTGATGGAGTTCACCACCTCAGAGGCGGCTTTGCTGGCCGCAGAACTGGACTTCTTCGCCGCCTTTTGGGTCACTGCTGCGGCTGACTCAGCAGCGCTCGAAATCTCTGCGGCAGAGGTTTTCGCCGCCGCAGCTTCTTCCTGTGACTGCCTTACACGCTCGTCATGAAGCTGTTTGCGCCTGGCTGCGGCCTTTTCGAGCTTGGACTGGTTGTAGTCGTCCATCGCGCCATTATAGGCTTCGTTGTAAGCGTCTTTAGCTGCTCTGAAGCCGTTTTTTAGATTCGCAAGGGCCGCAGCGGCCCCCTTGATCTTGGCAACCAGTTTATTGATCCAGTCCACCACGGTGCCGATGGCGCTTTGGGCGATTTTCTGGACGGACGCAAACGCAGAATTGACCGCAGTGCGGAATGTATCGCTCGTATGATAGGCCGTGACAAGCCCTGCGGCCAGTGCGGCCACCAGAGAAACAACCAGCCCGATGGGGTTTGCCTTCAGAACCTCATTGAGTCCGGCCTGTGCTGCGGCAAGACCAGTGGCTCCGCTTTTTGCAGCAGCGTGGGCGGCGGTCATTGCAGTCGTGGCAGCTGTCTGAACGACGGTCACCGCAGAGGCAGCAGCGATGTAGCCTTTATAGCTCAAGAACGCTGCACCGGCAGCGGTGACAACAGCCGTCACAACGCCGATGGTCTCTTTCAGCTGGCGCATCTTTTTATCGTCGTCGAGGAACGCCACGACCAGCTCATTTGCCTTGCCGATGATGTCACCGTAGGCCTTGAAGAGGCCGTCGGTCAGCTTGCCGATGAGGGCGCTGATGTTGTCCTGTAACGTGGAGAGCCGACCATTCACGGTCTGGCTGGCCTCCAACATGCCGTTGTAGAACTGCCCGCCTTCGCTGGTGGCGGTCTCAACGGCTGCTGCCAGCTCGTCGAAGCCGACCTTGCCGTCCGAGATGCGCTTGTACAGGTCTGACATGCTTTCGCCGGTCGCATCGCAGATCTGATTCAGCGGGTTGAAGCCCGCGTCGATCATCATGTTGACGTTTTCCAGCGTGACCTTCTGGGCCGAGGACATCTTGCCATAGGCCCGAACGAGGGTCTGAAGTTTGTCCGCATTGCCCAACGAGATATCGCCCAACTGCTTGAGCACGCCGGTGGTGTCATCCGCCGCGATACCGAACTGTAACAAGGTCTGAGTAGCGTCGGACAAATTGGAAAGTTTGAACGGCGTGGAAGCCGCCATCTTCCGGATCTCTTCCAGCTTCTCAGCTGCCAGCTGCTCATCGCCCAGCATGACCTTGAAGTTTGTCAGGTAGCTTTCCATCCCGGCATTGTACTCAATGCCGCTCTTGACGACGCTTTGCAGGGACTCAGCCGCTTTTTTGGCGAAGTCTGCGATCAGATTTCCGGCCGCGACCGTCCACTTGTTGATGCTTTGTTCCGCCGGGTCGCTGTTGAGCTTTACTTCGCCGGTGATGCTGAAATCTGCCAATGTGTCCACCTCTCATTCAGAGCGCGGACACAAGGGCACAGGCTGTTATAACATGATCTCGATTTCCCGGCGGCAGGCCGGGTTCTTGCATTTGACCCACACGCCGTGGGCTGCGGCGTCCTGCACGGCCCAGACGGGCAGCGCCTTGCCGCAGAAGGGGCAGCGCACCGGAACACGCTGGTCAGTCGTGCCGGAATCGTGCATAGAAGGCGGCGTTGTGGTCGGCAACGGAAACAATGCGCTTTCCTCCCTTCAGTTCTTTCGGCAGCGCAAAGGCCTCCTTCAGGCCCTCGTACCGCTGGCGGGTCTTGCCGTCCATGTCGGAGGTATCCATGCTGCGCCAGGACATGATCCTGGCCATGAGGGTGTCCTCCGGCAGGGCCCGGAACAAGGCCCGGAACCGCCACCAGTGCATCTGCGTGACGGTCAGGTCGATGCCGTAGGCCTGCTGGAACGCGGCCACGATGTAGTCCGCGTCGAAGGCATAGTCGAAGCTGACCGTGGCCGTGCCGCCGCTGCCCTTGCCGCTGCTGGCGGTCTCGGTGCCGCTTGTGAAGAACCTCAGCATCGCCTGAAAGGAAGCGGGAACTTCGAGCGGCGGCACCGGGTCCCGGTAGAACCGCCGGACGGCTTCCTGCGCCATGCCCTGCGGGTCGGCCGTTGCTCTGCCGCGCAGATATTGGTTGCTCAGCCAGACCATGTGCCGGAAATCCGGATCGATGGCGCGGCCCTCCCATTCGGTCGGCAGCGGCTCCAACAAAATATCACGCATGTTCCAGCGCGTTCAGCTCGCGCAGCAGTTCGGCCCGGCGGGCGGCTTTGTCGTCCACGCGCTCCACCATCTGCACGGCGGGCGCAACCCCTTCGGAGCGGCTGCGGGGCGGGTGCTTTTTCTGCTGGCGGCGCTGGGCACGGTTCTGCGGAATGGGAGCAGCGGGACCATCGGGCAGGGCAAACTTTTTGCGGCCCTCGTTGACGACGCGGGTCATCTCAACGACGACTTCCAGCGCCTTGCCGAGGTCGTTGCCATCCAGGCCCAGGCGGGCAGAGGCACCGTCGCCCAGCACACCATCCAGAAAGTGCATCAGCAAACGGCACTGGCCGCGCAGCCCATCGGCATAGCTGACACGTTCCCGCTGGAGCCGCTGGCGTTCTGCCTCGGTCTCGCGGTCCAGCTGAGCCTTTGCCTGATCCATCCGCTCGATGTCATTGGCATTCAGCGGGGAAAAATCAAATTCCTGTTCAAAGATCTTCATGGGGTTCTCCTATCAAAAAAGCCCCCGCCCGGTGCGGGCGAAGGCTGTATCGGGTCACTCAGGCTTCGGCGTCGGTGGTGTAGTCGAACTCCGCCGGGGTGCCGATGCCCTTCACGTCGGCGGCAAAGGTGGCGATCGCGCCCGCAGCGCCGCCCACGTCGGAGGTGACGATGATGGCAGCCTTGCCGACTTCGCCCTTGCCGGTGCGCAGGGAGAAGTAGAGATACGGCACGATAACGCTCTGGCCGGTGCCGTACAGCATCTTATGGGACAGCAGGAAATCCTGGAACTGGTCGCCGGGGCAGCGGTCGCCGTTGATGGTGAGGGTGCGCTGCGCGTGGCTCTTGGTGGTCACAGGGCCGGTGCGGATGTAGGTGTTGTCGCTGGTGGATGCGTTCAGGGCACCGGAGTGCTCCCGCACATGGTCGGCGCAGACGATCCAGTCGCTCTTTTTGGTCTGGGTGCTCTCGGTCTGCACGGCGAAGACGAAATCATCGGTCTCCTCGATGCCGGCATAGGTGGCGCTGGGGGTCAGGCCGGAATTGGTGACAGCTTCGGTAACGGTCATACAGAAACTCCTTTCGGTTGATAATAGACGAGCCGGAGCTGCATCTGCATCTTGCAGCTTCCGGCGCTGCTGGTAACGATGTAGCCCGACGCGGTCACGGACACGCTGAGGGGCTGCCTGGGGGCTTCCAGGCGGGGGAAATTATGCCGGTCGTTCTGGGCCAGCACCCAGTCGGTCAGCTGCTCAAAGAAGCCGCTGTTCGCGATCTGGACGCTCTGGGCCTCGCTGTACTCCCGGCGGCTCAGGAACACATAGCTCTTCGCCATGTTCCGCCCGGAAAAGTAGCTGGTCAGCACCGGGTCGGTGGGGCTGTCCTCGATGGAGAACTCCGCCACCGGCTCCGGGGACAGCCCGGCGATGCGGAAGGCTGCACCGTTCTCGGTCTGCTCTTCGGCAATGAGCGGGCAGGTCTTGAGCCATTCCCGCATAGCCGTGATGGATGCCTTGGCCATTACGTGCCACCTCCCAGCTCTTTTTTGACGGCGTTCCGGGCGAACTGGATCAGTTCATCCTTGTGGGCGGCAATGGCCCGCTGGCCCCAGTAAGAACCGCGCAGACCGGTATCCCCGTGAAGGTCTGTGCCTTGCGCATGAAGATAATACTGCTTGCGGGCATACGGGGTATTATAGACCAGCTTGCCGCCCTTGAAGTCAGATGCCTGATTGACGCTGTTCTTCAGGGTGCCGGTATCGAAGGACACATAAGGGTCCACAGCTTTGGCCACTTGCTGGGAGAACGCATACTGTGCCCTCTGGAACCCTGCGTCCATATCAGCCTGAAAGCCGGGACGAAAGCGGAGCTTCAGGTCAACGGTCGGGCCGTTCATGTGCTCAGCTCCCTTCTACATGAAAATGCGGCAGCAGCGGTTCCCGGTTGTCCGAGACCGCCGCCACCGTGCAGCAGATGTGTGATTTTTCGAGGGCGGTGTACTCGGTCTCAGTCAGGCGGGGCACTGTGCCCTTGATGAGCTTATCCCCCCGCTTGAGGGTCCAGTGCGCGGCCTTTTCGGCAGCGGGGAGCTTTGCCCACTGGGCATAAGGCAGGTAGCCCGCAGCAGGCGGCAGGCGGATATGCACCACCCGCTGCGGGTCGCCGCTCTGGGTGGTCTGTGTCTCCCGCCAGCTGCATCCCGCCAGCACCTTGCAGACCGGCGTGTCCGTCTCGGTCTTGACGTCGTGCACGAGGTTGACGACGGTGACGCTGCACTGCATCAGAAACACCCCCGATACAGCAGGCCGTGCGGGTCGCTGCCCAGGCACTCGGCGAGGATGCTGCGGGCCTCGGCCGCGGTCCGCTCGGCCAGGGCACCATCCGCGAAGGTCACAGAAAAGCCGTCGTTGTTCACGCTGGTCACGCCCGGCGCATATCCGGTGGAGGTCTTTGCGGCCTCCGTCTGGCTCAGCATCTGGATGATCTGGACCGCCGCCAGCCGGAGGTCTCCCGTGCAGCGCTCGCAGACCATGGCGTGGGCCTCGGCCCGGCCAAAGGTCATCCGGTCAATGAGCTTCGAGGCCCGGACGCACAGCGGGGCGAAGGCGTCCTGTTCCAGGGTGCCGCCTGCGGCCTGGTAATCATCGTAGGTACAGTAGAGCATATAAAACTCCTTGATTCTTGGCCCCCTGGCAGGGGAGGGTTAGCCTGCCTTCTTCTTCACGAGGATGGTCTTGGGCTTGGTGACCTTGTAGGTGTAGACCTTGCGGCCCTGCACGGCAGATGCGCCGATGAAGTCGCCGGAACCGGACAGGTCCTGCACATGGACGGGCACGGCCCACTCTTCAATGACAGCGAACCAGTTGGGGTGGCCTGCCACATACTCCACATTCTCGCCGAGGGTGGAATCCTCGAAGACGGTGAAGCCTGCGATGCGGCCCACTGCGCCGGTCTGGACCACGGCGTCGCCCAGGTCAGAGGCCTTGATAAACTCCGGGCTCTTCAGCAGGAGACCGTAGGTGTCCGGAGAGACCAGCAGCCAGCGGCCGGAGGTGGGAACGCCGATGGTGGACATCTGGGTGCGGGCGTCCACGATGTTGGGATAGATGGTCTTCTCAGTCAGGGCGGTGGTGGTGCCGAAGGCAGTGCCCGCAGTGGTCAGCTCCGTGGAGCCGTCGGTGTCCATCTGAAGAGCCAGCGAATAACCGGCGCTGTCCAGACGGTCGGCCACCAGGTTGCCGGGAACGCTCTCGGCGTCGAACCCGTCGATGATCTCGTTGACGGCCTTGTCGTGGTCGATGTTGACGGTGATGTAGGAGGTGTCGCCTGCGGTGCGCTTCGCGCCGGTGGACTTGTTGTAGTCGTTCACGACGACCTCGGTGTCGCGGACGGGGACCTTGACGGAACCCGCCTTGGGGCTGCCTTCGTAGCGGTTGTTGCAGATGACGCCGACCTTCTTGACCAGCGTTGCCCGCAGCTTCAGGTCTACGAGCTGGGAATAACGAACCTGTGCTTCGTGTGCCATAATGTTTCCTTTCTATCAGTCGATCTTGATGCCGGGGTTCATCGCCTGGAACGCGGAGAGGACAGGGTCGGTGTCCCCGGTGGGCGGGGTGCCGTGCTCGGCACCGGTGGAGTAGGTGCCAGCGCCCTTCTGCTGCTGTTCCGTGTCGCCGAAGGCCCAGGGGTTGGCCTTTGCGGCCTCTTCCAGCGCCTTGTCGATGTCGGTGGAGCGGTCTTTGGAGCCCTTGAGGGCGTCCACATCCAGCAGAGCCCGCACGGCCTTGACGCTGCGTCCCTTCTTGCCCAGGATGGCCGTGTTGAGGGCATTGTCAAAGGCGAAGCCCTCCGCCTGGCTCTGCATGTCGGCCTTGAGCTTGGCAATGTCGGCTTCATACTCTTCCGGGGTCTTTTTGCCGTCGAACGCAGCGAGCCCTTCCTGCGCAGTCTTGAGCTGGGCGTTCGCATTGGCGAGCTGAGTCTTGAACTGCTCGGCCGCAGATTTTTCCCGGTTGATGTCATTGCCGTTCTCGGTCATGATCCAGTTGAGCTGCTCCTCGGTGATGCCGGGGATCTTGTTCTTCACGTCTTCGCGTTTCATGGTGAAAAACTCCTTTCAATTTGTGAGACCACAGTTTATTACGCTGTTCTCTGTCAGTGTCCGGTCTTGGGCGGGATACGCGCCGCCCGCCGCATGGTGCCGTTTGCAGGATTCGAACCCACGGCCCGCTGATTACAAATCAGCCGCTCTTCCATCTGAGCTAAAAAGGCATAAAAAAGCACGGTGCAAACTGCATCGTGCTAAAAATGGGTAAACAAAAACCACGGTGCGTGTGCATCGTGGTTCAGTTGATGATCTCGAAATTTCCGGCTGGGTAAAGATAGTCTTCTCCGGTATCATCTACGATACGATACCACCCGCGCTCTACGGAAAGAACTTTATAAATTTTGCCGTTCGTCAATTCCAGCGGGGAGGTTTCACCAATATAACGGACAGTATCAATCTTCATCGTATAACCACCTCTTCACCTTGAATTTGACCTTTTCACTGCCATTCTGGAACCAATGGACTTCAGCCTTTACAGCTTCGCCGTCTACATCAAGCCAGCCCTTCGCCTTGCAGTGCTGCCAGTCCTCCGGTTTGCCGCCAAATTCGTCTGACAGACCCTGAGCGACTTCTTCCCGGAGGGGTTTCACGCCACCTTTTCCGGCAAAAACCTGCGCATTCTGTGTTCTGGTTCCTTCAACAAAATAATATTCCTCGCCGGTGGATTTGTCAACGACGACATAGTTTTTTGCTTTTGCACCAACAGAACGGCCAATACGGATGTTTCTGGTGGAGTATTTCGCCGCCCACGTCGCCTTGCTGCTTTGACTCCGCCCAAACCCGGAGACCATCGTGCGGGCGCTGTCCACCCGGCCGCCGGTCCTGGCGGTGAAGTCGGCCAGCTCGGCCCGCGCGGCGCGGAGCTTCACGGCGCTCTGGGTCGTATCAGCCCCGGCGGCGTCCTCGGCCAGATACCGGCGCTTGTATTTGCGCACGGTGCGCTCTCTGGCCCGCTGCATCTGGCTGATCTCGTACTGGGTGTACTTCTTCCCGTCATACTCGATGTCGCGGGCGTTCAGGGCGTCGAGGCTCTCCTGCGTCCATGCAGGCGGAGCGCCGAGCTCCGGGAAGATAGACCAGTGTGTATGAGCACAGTTCCAACCGTAAATACCGCCGCCTGTTCCATAAGCAGTTGCCTCGTAAAAATCAGGGTAATGCTTGCCCAGATAGTCCACAGCCCCGCCCCGGTGGAACTGCCGCCCCTGCCATTCGGCGTGAGAAGGCCGAGCGCCGCCATGTGCCGAAGTTTCCACAAATCCCACGTGCATTTCGTCCATGCGAGCTTCCTGCAGCTTCCCGGCGGTCTGGTTCACGCCGGTGAGCACGGCCCGGCGGCAGGCCACCTCCAGCGTATCCCTGTGGCCGGTGGGGTAGGTGACGTACTTCATGGTGTCGGCCAGGCTGTCCACCGCGCTCTTGATGGCTGATTTGTAGTCAAACGCACCGGTGCTTACCTTGAGGTGTGCCCGGTCGAGGGCGGCTTCGAACTGGCCGGAGACGGTGTTGGCCGTGGTGGCGGTGAGGTTCGAAAAGGTGCCCGCCGTCTGCTGGTAGCCCGCATTCAGCAGGGCTTGCAGGGTCTCATTCTCGGCAAAGGGCGTTGGCTCCAGGTCGTAGTGATAATAGATCTGGTCTTCGGCTTCCAGTGCCCGCGTGGCCGCTTCCTGCATGAGCTGCCGGATGGCGGCTTCGCTCTTGCCGGTGTAGCGGGCCAGCTTCTTGATGACATCCTGCCGGACAGCCTCGGTCTGCTGGTAGCGCCAGAGCTGCCAGTTGGCGGTCGGGGTCAGCGTCTCCATCTTGGAAATGCGCCGGGCCACATCCCGCAAAATGTCATCTTCCACCTGCTGCCAAAGGAGGACCAGCCGGTCCGGCGCGTGGTCGAGGTAGTCCGGGGCCAGCATCAGGCACCTCCGCCGAAGCTAAGTTCCGGCTGCTGGTTCTCGGTGCGGGCCTCTTCGGCCAGCTTCCGGGCTTCTTCTTCGCTGACGCCGTACCGGGCCGCGAGGTACTTGTAGCGCGGCAGCAGGCCGCTGAGGGCGTCGTCCCGCATCTGGCCCATCCGGGTCTCGGCGTCGGTGATGTAGGAATCATCCCAGTTCACGGAAATGGCGGTTTCCGGGTTCACCTCTGCGCCCAGCAGGTTCTTTGCTGCCCAGAGGATGCTGCGCACGATGCCGATCAGCGCCGCCTCGATGGGGATCTGGTTCTTGTTGGCCGACTGGACAAGGTCCTGACGGCTGCCGGTGTACTCGGTGGCCGTAGTGATGTTGCCGGTCTCGAACTTATACCGGTGGAAGCCCAGCCCGCACTTGAAGCTGAACAGGTCGAGCATGTCCTGCACGGCCCGGTGGTTGGCTTCCACCCGCAGGTCGGGGTTGTACTCGTGATACTCGCGCTGCTGGTCCAGACTGCTCTCTTTCTCCGGCAGCATGACGAACTGGCTCACCACATCATCGTCCGGCGGGATGTGGTGTTCGACGCCATCCTTGTCTACGACCTTCCGGCAGAGGTCCGTGGAGTAGAAGATTTTCTTGTGACCAAGCCGGAGGTCTTCGCGGTAGTTGTCGAAGGCAAGGTCGATGCCCTGCGCCTCGTCCAGAGCTTCCGCGAAGACGCTCATGCCCAGGCCGGTGCCGCCGTCAATGTTCTTGACCGCAGCGGGCGAAAACAGCGCGAACCACGGCGGGGACCCCTGCACGGTGATGCTCTCCACGGTGCCCTTCGGTGCGGGCAGCGGGGAGAACTCCGGGATGCCGCTGACAGTATCCGTGACAGCAAACCACTCGTTCCGGATGGTGCGGCTCGTCGTGTCGCCGGTGTGGGTCTGCAAGTAGACTGCGGGCTTTCCGCCCCGCATACACTCCGAGACGAAGGCCGCTTCGGTCACGATGCCGCGCTCCACCTTCAGGGGCAGGATGCAGGACGCCGGGTCATAGTCCAGCTCGATGCGGGCATCCGGTTGTGCGATCAGTGCGCCGCCCTCGCCCTTGACGCCGGTGACACTGAGCACGAAGGCCCCGGTGCCGGACCAGTAGGCCTGCTCCACCAGCTTGTTGGCGTTGTCCCAGAAGTGCAGCTCCCGGAGCAGTCCGCCCACCTGCTGCTCATCCGAGCCCAGCAGATAGGCGGCGGTCTTCTCGTCCGCGATCTGGAAGGTGGTGCGGTCGTTCAGAAGGAGATTGGCCCAGTCCTCGCAGACCCGCTTCGGCATCCGCAGGGAGGCAATCTTCCGTTTCATTGTCCCGTCGGCGTATTCGGCAGACCGGGTGTGGACACCGGGCACCGAACCCTTCCACCACTGCCGCCAGGTCTCGATGTATCCGGAATAGTCTGCATCCAGATGATAGCTGCGGGTCTTGTTCAGGTAGCCCAGAAAGGCGGAAATGTTCATGTGTTGGTCAACCTCTTGAAATCGCGTTCGATGGTGTATTCGTAGGCGTCCAGCGTGTCGATGTCGGTGCTGCCGTCATCCAGGCGCTCGTCCACGCCGGGGTGCTTGCCGCTGTACAGGGCCGTCGCAAGGGCGTCCCGGAGGGTGGCCGCTTCGGGCATCAGCCAGAACCGTCCGCCGCCCATCAGGATGCAGGTCAGGCGGATGCGGTCGTTGATGCGGATCTTGGCGCTGTTCTCCACCCGGTCGGCCAGCCAGCTCAGTTTGCAGTGGCGCAGCCGGTTGCGGATGTGGTTGATGAGGGTCTGCTCGGCGGAGTCACAGAAGATGTACTGGATCTCGCCGTAGCGGGAAAAAATGGCGATGCAGAACTCGATGAGCCGGTCGGCCAGATAGTCGGCGTCCTGCGCCACCGGGTCGATGCGCTGGGAGGCCAGCCCCACCACGCCCGAATAGCCCGGCAGGATGGCCGTTGCCACAAAGGCATGTTTGGAGCCGTTGCCGCCGAAGTCCACCCCGACGCGGATGCGCCAGGGGGCGAGCTGCTTCTCGGCAGGCCAGAAGAACCGCCCATCCCCGGCGGCAATGCTGTCGGCCAGCAGGCGGTAGACAACGCCGTTGGCAGCCATCCACTGGCCGAGGATGAAACGGTTGTAATAGACGGTGCCCATATACTCCCGCTTCAGGTCGGCCACGAACTTCGGCGGCAGTGTCGGGTTGTCGTCGATGGTGTAGGCCTGACAATAGATGTCCGCATCCGAGTCCAGGAACTTTTTGAACCAGTGCGTCGGGCTTTCCGGGTTGCAGGTGCCATCAAAGTGGGAATGCGGGCAGGACAGGCGGCTTTTAAGCATCTGGAAAACGCCCTCGTCCCAGGTCGTGATCTCGTCGCCGTAGACATACTCAAAGGCTGCGCCCTGAATGCGGGCGATGTGCTTTTTGTTGTCGGCACCGAGGACATAGACCTTCTGGCCAAACAGCTGCACCACATTGCCAGCCGCCGAGGTGCGGATGACGCCCACGAGGTCCGGCCCCCAGAGCTCACGCATGAGGGAAAGCACATTGCGCTCCAGAGTGCCCAGCGTGTTGCCCATGAGCACGAGCAGCCCTTCGCCCTTGGCGGAGAGGATGCGCTGCGGGATGGTCACGGCACAGTCGAGGTAGGTCTTGCCGGAGCGGGTGGCCCCGGTCTTGACGTTCCAGCGGTGGGAACAGTTGCGGAGATACTCCAACTGAAACTCAGTCAATGGCACTGTCTACACCTCCCAGCAGCTCACGGGCCGCTTCCAGCGCGTCTGCGGCGGGGTCGTCGGGCGGGGCATCCTCGCCCAGCATCTTCAGCAGCACCGAGGCCGCCTGTGGGTTGCCCCGCTTGGCCTGTTCCGCGATGCCCACGATGACGGACATCTGGTTGTCCACGTCTTCCGGGTCAATCTGATCCCGCAGCAGCGCGTTCACCCGGCGGTGGTCAGTCTCCGGCAGGCTCAGGTAGTAATCCGCCGCCTCCCGCATAGACCGTTTGCGGCGGCGCGCTGCACCGGAGGCAATGCCGCCCTTCTGGGCAATCTCTCTCTGTTCGCTCTCCGTTCGTTCATTGAACGGAATGAGATTCTTTTCATTCGGCACGTCACCACCTCTCTCGTCGTCAGGGTACAAAAAAGCCGCCCTGAGCGGATGCTCAGAACGGCAGTCGTAATCAGGAAAAGCCCGGCCGGTGCAAAAAGCTGTTAAACGGCAAAAGGAGAAATTCGTATCATGAGGAGGAAAACACACCTCCGGCCGGGCCGCCAGCATGAAGGGAGTAAGGATGCCTTTCCTGCTTGGCTTCGCAGCATAGAGTATAGCACACTTAAACCAGTGCTTTTTAGTGCGTCATGCGACTGTATCCAGAAGCTGTACAGCTCTTTTGTGCCGTCGGAGTACCCAACTGACATCGAGAGAGAGACGGTCGGCAATCAGTTCCCACTTGTGCCCACAGATATATCTCCGGTAAAGAATCGTGAAGTCCAGTTCATCGTCGAGCTGCTGGAGCGCAAAGATAATCTCGTTGCGGATGCGGGCGCTCTCCTCACACTGGGCTTTGTAAGCTGCCCGTGCCTCATCTAGCTTTTCCACAGCGCGGGGAAGTGCATGTCCATCGCCACCGCCGCCCGGTAGAGCGGAAAGGCTTTGGGTCATGTGGAAGGCTTCCGCTTCCAATGTGGCAACTTCGTCCATCCGGAGCATTTCCAGCCGCTTTGCCTTCCGGTATCTCCCCAGCCACTCCTTCTTTTCTTCGTAGGTCAACCGGCTTCGCCTCCTTCCAGCACCCTCAGCAGCCCTTCTACATCATACCGCCAATGGACACGAAGCAGACGCTGCTCCACCTCGATGCCGTTCAGGGCGGCCCACTGCCATGGGATGCTTTTGCGGGTCTGGGTGTTCATGTACTCCAGCACAGCACTGGCCGAGATGGCAAAGGTGCGGTTGACTCTGCCCCGGTAGTTGATGACGACATGGGCGGTCTGGCCGCGAAACTCAGCGGCATGGGCCATATCGGTGATGTGCTTGAGCTTGTGGTATTTCTGCCGATCTCGGTCGAATCGGCCCAGGATCTTTTCCAGCGGGATGCTGGGCGTTTCGATCGTCTTGAGCTCGAAGTAGTGGTGCATGGGATAGCGGTAAACATCAAAATCGCAGATGTTGTCGATGGAAAAGCTCAGGTTCTCGTTGCCGCCGTAGTAGGTGGCCGCGCTGTCCTTCAGGCGATAGCACCAGGCATCCGGCGGCATGGACTTCTTCCAGTCGGCTTCAAATTGCTTTCCAGTGTTCAATTGGTTCTCCTTTCTGCGGAGGTTCTCCAGTGCCCGGCCGGCTGTCGGGTCGGGGTAGTGCTCACAGTTTCGGTACATCCGGGCCCTCCTTTTTCTTGGTGAGCGGACGGCGGCGGCCCGCGTTTTTCAGGAAGTCGTTCCCGCTCGGCTCTGCGCGGTCTACCCGTTTATTGCGCCTGGCCCCGGTGGGGTTCGTCATGCGGTACTCTTCGGCAGACTTGCAGCCCTGGGTCTCGGCCTCGATCATTGCCTTCCGCACGTAGGCCCAGCTGTGTGCCCCGGCATCAATGCACTTGCGCAGGATCACCCGCGCCAGCTCCTCGCCCAGCCGATCGGCGTATTCCGTCAGCTCCCGCTTCCCGGAGGCACTCAGCCTGCCGATATCCTGTTCAAACTCTGATACCAGGGGTGAGGTCGTCGGTCTGTCCGGCGGAGGCGACGCAGCCGCAGACGACTCTCTAATGGTTTTCATGGTTTTAATGGTTAAGTTGTTGTTACCAGCCTGTTGCTTGCCTGTTATCCGCCTGTTACCTTCTTCAATCAAATCGTAACAATTCAACGTGATAAGGCTGTATTTCGGCCCTGTTTTGACTGTTATGTAATTTGTCTGTTCGAGGTGTTTCAATGCTGTTCTGACCTGCATGACGCTCAAATTGAGCTGTTTTGCAAGCTGAGACTGGCTTGTGACCAGCTGTCCGGGCTTGATCGTGATGCCCTGCCACTGCTTTTCCTGCCAGTTTGCGGTGAGCAGCAGATGGAAAAACAAGCGGGCGGTGTTTGGCTCTGAGTACCATTCCCAGTCAGTCAGACCGCGGGGAAAGGCAACGAAGCCACGGGATGGGTCGATGGGCACGGCCTGGCCTCCTTCCACTCAGAATGCCCGTATCGCCAGATAGCACAGCGTAAAACGTCAGAAGGGAAGGTCGTCGGCATCGTCGTCGATGAGTGCGTCCGCTTCAGGCGTTCCCACAGCAGGCGGGGCGGCGCTGTGAGGAGCATAGTCGGAAAGCTGTTCGCCGGGGTACATCTGGGCGCCGGTGAGAGCGGTCTGTACTGCTTCCGGTTCAGCGGGGGTATCAAAAGGCGTCGGTTCATCGGTCGGGACCAGAGCGGGAGGCTCTGCGGGCGGAATCATGTCGGCGAGCATCTGCATCCAACGGAAGATCACCGCTCCGCCCGGCTGGATGTCGTCAGCGTCTACGCTGTAATAGGTCTTGCCGTTGTAGTCGCGCTCGTCCAGCTTCCGGGCGTACACGGTGACGGGATCGTTTTTCTGAAGCATTCCGTCCCACTGTTCCAGCCCGTGCCAGACGTTGACCTGCACATAGGTGCTTTGCCAGCTCCCGGCATCGTTCTTGACGCTGTGGACCTTGACATCAAACTTCATGACGCGCTTCTGGCCCACGTCTTTGAAGACCGGGTCTTTGGCGATGGCCCCATGCAGCAGGACGCCGGTCTTGTGCTTGAGGATCACTGCCCATCACCTCCGAAGGGGTCATCGTCAGGCTCCTCGGACTCCACGGTCAGTGCATCCGGCTGCTCCGCTGCCGCCTTGATGCGGGTCCAGCTGGGAAAAACCTTCGCGCCGGTTTCGTAGGAGGCCGTCTCATCCTCGACTTCCCGCGCAGTGCTTTCGGCATCGACCATCACTTCGCTCTCATCGTAGAGGGCACCGAAGGTGGACGGAAAGGCTTCCCGCAGGGCGTGGACAAGGGCGACCTTGCGGATCATGGTGGCTTTCTTGGCCTTCCAGAGCGATTTGCCGGTGTCGTATTCGGTCAGCCGGACCTCTTCGTAGCTGGGCCGGGTGCGGTCCTTGCGGTAAACCTTGGCCCAGCCGCCGACCAGGTCTTCGCCGTCATAGACGATGGAACCTTCCCGCTTTTCCAACGCGCCGGACGCCTTATCGAAGACGATGATGCCGGCCTCGAAACCATCAAAGGAGGGATGCCGCTCGGCCATCTGCATATAGCAGTTCTTGCCCAGGACGATGGTGCTGGGGGTATCCTCGCTGTTATTGTCGTAGTGGATGAGGTAGGCTTCCTTGGTGAAGGGGTTCAGCCGGTACTGCTTGCAGGTTTCGAGAAAGATCTTGCACTCGGCGTCCGTGGCCTTGGCGCAGATGAAATTCCGGACGTCGTCAAACGTGACCGCCATGTGCTGGCCATCGGCGGCGGTGATCTCCACCGGCTTGGACGGCGTGGCGGCCTGCAGGGCGGCACCGGTCTGGCCGGTGCGCTGAAGCGAGGCCATGCGGCTTGCGGTAGAAGTGGGTGCGGAAGTGGTGGGCGCTGCGGCCCCATTGCGAGTAAATGCCATACGTAGTACCTCCAAAATTATTTGATCGAACCATAACGGAAGCCGCGTTCTGCGGCGCCCTGTTTGAACCAACGGATGTCGTCTTCGGTGAAGTCAACATAGAAGCTGTACCGTTTCCGGGCGGGTGCGGCAGGCTCGGCGAACTGCTGAAGGACCTCACAGTCCAACCGCCCGGACGCTGTGATGAAGGCGCTGGCCTGGGTGTTCTGCTGGGCTTTTGCCTTCATTTCCCGCTCCTCTTCGGTAGGCGGTGCGATGACAGGCGCGGCGGCGCGGGCACGTTCGGCGGAGATGCGGGCAGCTTCCGCTTCCCGCTGGGCTGACCGGGAGTCCTCCCGGCGGTTGTGTTCCCGGACCGCAGCATTGACGCTGAAGTCCTTCAGATATTCGGTCGTGCAGGGTTCCAGGTCGATGCCGCAGGTCTCCCGCAGAAAGGCAAGGTCGCTTCGGATGTTCTCCACAGCCTGCCGGAGCTCCTTTTCGGCCTGTGCAAGGTCGTATGTTTTGTTGAGCCAGTGTGCATCCAGCAGACGTTCGAAGGAAATGAGCGGCTTCAGCTCGTCGATGCAGTCCTGATAGACGAGCCGAAGCGATGCGGCCTTCTCGTCCTTTTCGGCCTGCTCGACGGCCTTGACCTGCTTGTCGATGGCATTGGCGGCTTTGTCGCACTGCGCCTGCATCTCCCGGATGCTGGTCTTGAACGATTCGAGCGGGTCGGTATAGAGCTTGTTTGCCGCGGTGAGTGCCGAACCAAGCTGGGTCTTCCACTTCCGGATCAGGGCGCGGTCGGCTTTGGCGCTCTTGATGGAGTCGGGCGTATAGACCCGGCCGGTATAGGCCGCCAGCATTTCGTCGAGGTTCTTCTGGACCTCGTCCTTGTTCCAGCTCATCGCCGGGATGACCGGGCGTTCCACCCGGACGGTCAATTCATTCGTCATCGGTCAGTTCCTCCTGTTCTGCCCAGCGCGGCAGGAAATAATAGTCATCGGGCGGCTCCACCGGCGGGCCGCAGCGGTCAAGATCCAGACTGTACATCTCATTCATCCCTGTCACCTCCGTCATGATCCGACGGCTGGCGGCAGAGCAGAGAGGCTTCTTCCATGATGCGGTTCAGGGTGCCGCAGATGGTCTGAAACGTGCTTTCCAGATCCTCGCCTGCCAGCCGGGAATAGCTGGCCTTGCTGTTGTCCCACGCTGCCTGCATCAGGCTGGCGCAGTAGTTGGCCTGCTCAAAATCTGCCTGGGCATCGTCGTTGATGCGGGAGCGGAGCGCCGCAACCTGTTTTTTGAGGTTGGCGTTGTCTTTGGCCAGTTCGGCGTTCCGTGCATCGGCAAGGCCCCAGGCTTTTTCTGCGGCTCGGCGGTCGATCTCCTCTTCGTCGATGACGGCGGCGATGGGCTGTTTTTTGAGGGCTTCCTCAGCGGTCTTGGCGCGCTGCTCGGCCTTGCTCTGCATCCTCCAGGCTTCCTCTTCACGCGCCTCGGCGGCATCGACCTGCGCTTTCAACTGGGCATTTTTCTCAGTCAGACTGTTGATGTCTGCAAGAGCGGATTCATAGCGGTTTTCTGCTTCCTCCCGCTTTTGTGCGTCCTTAGATGTCTGGGCTTCGGCGCTTTTCACCAGCTCCTTGAAATAGGAGTTTTCTTTGTGGGCATTTTGAACAGACTTTTCGGCAGCATCGGCGCGGGCTTTCTCGGCGGCAAGGGCTTCGTCCTTTTTCCTGATTTGGGCCAGCAGTGCCTGATACTCCTTGTTCGTGGAGACCTCACCGTTCTTGACCTTCTCCACAAGTTCCTCCGGGGCGCTGGGCTTTGCCACGGCGTACAGCAGGGTGGGTGGCAGGGCTTCCAGAATGGCCCGCTGGCGGGGGCTGCTGCCGTCCATCAGGGCAGAGACCTGCAGCAGGTTGTAGGCGGTTGACTTGGTGATGCCGATAGAGCAGCACCATGCCCGGAACGTATCCTCTTTTTTTGCGAACTGGCCGTTGTCCAATTGTTGGACAACGGTGTCACACAGTGCATCATGGGCAGCAGCAATGGCATTACCCATGTGCACAAGGCCACGCTCGGCCAGCTTTTTGCCGTGACGGTACTCGTCCTCAGCAAAGTGCAGGTCCTCCACGGTCTGCTTGTCCAGGCCGCTGTAATCAAACTCCGGAGTCTTGTTCTCCGGGATAAACGTCAAAGGCTTGTCCGGCGGGTTCATCCCAGAAGGTGTTCCGATAGAGACATCCGGGATGCAATTCATAGGTGGCGCAGAGGTAAGCACAGAAGAAACATTTGCACTCGCCTCGGACGGGGCCAATTCGCTGCTCTGCGGGGATGCTTCGGGGATTGAAACGGGGCATTCCGATTCCTCCTTCACCGGCTCGATGGGCACGGTCTGGCAGGGCTGGGCGTCCTGCAGGGCGTTCTTCATGAGGTAGTCAACCTGATAGTCTTCCAGCGCCTCGAACTGGGAGGGGTCGGACAGAAAGTCCTCCGGGGAGAGCAGCTTGTCGAATTCGTGGTTGAGGTCGTACTTCTTCGCCATGAGGTGGCTTTCCTTCCAGATGTTTCGGGCCTCATCCCAGAACCAGAACTGGCCGCCGTGGTAGGCGTAAAACCGGCCGTTCGCGCGTTTCTTGCTGATAATATCCACTTGTAAAACCTCCGACAGATTTACAGGGTGACAATGACCTTTCCGGTGTTGATCTCATCGTACAGAGAGCCGAGCAGATACTGTCGGACAGAGTTCCGCGCATCCATCTTCCACATTCCGCCGTCTGCGGCCGTCAGGCTGATGCTGCGGTCGTCGTAAATGCGGAACACAAATTCGCTTTCCGGCTGCTGGACCTCCTGAAAAGTGCGGTAGGGGGCTAACTTCACAATGGGGTTCACACGCTGGTTCTCCACGAAACTCACGCCCTTGCGGACCTGTACGGTCTGGGTCACGCCGTTGTCATCGCTCTTGATGCTCTGATCGACGCTCATGTTGGAGAGCAGATTCAGGATGTAATCCACATCGTTGGTCTTGCCGTTGGCTGCGCGCTGAAACATGGAACGCAGCTTGATCATCGCTTCGTCAAAGTTCCAACGTACATCCTCCACCAGCGGCGGGAGGTCGCTGGCGTTGGCGGTATAGGGCGTCCAGCGGTAAAGGCCTGCATCTGCAATCGGGCGAGTAAAAACCTTCACGCTATCGTAGGAATTGCAGGAAACGTAGAGCGGCAGAGCATCGTCGCCGAACAAGCTGTTAACTTCCGTCTTTACGAGCGCCACCAAGGCGTTCAGGCTGCGGGTGATGTACATGCCGGGCTTTGCCAGTTCCGGCGGCTCAACTTCCGTGTAGTCGCTGCCGGTCACCAGGAAGGTGCGACCATTGACTTCGTGGAAGGTAGGCTCTGCGGCCTTCTTGCCCAGTTCGGCGAGGGTGTTGATTGCGTCCGCGAGGAAGCTGTTCTTGATCTCCATTTTGTAGTCCTTTCTTTATGCTGTGTGAATGTCGGCAAATTTGAGAACCTTGCGCTCCGGGGCCTCGCCACCGTAGGTGTCGAACTGGCCGGGAATCTGCGGGGTAAGTTCCACGGCTACGGTGTGCCCGCCTTCCTGGCCGACTGCCAGGGCGGTCTTGACCGGGTGGAGGGCTGCCAAAGTGCTGGATGCCGTTGCGCTCACCTCGATGTGCTGGCGCTCTTCGTCCGGTTCCAGCGTGATCTTGACCGTGATCGTCCGCTTGGCAGCGGCTTTGGTGTTCGGGTCGCTGATGTTCTGGATCACGCGCCCCATCTCGTAATCAAGGCGCTCTTTGATGGCTCCGTTGGCCATGTCAATCAAGCTGCTTGCCATTGTCTGTTCCATAAGTTATCTCCTTTTTTTGATAGTGAAGTTGGTTCGGCAGGCTGTATCGATAGCCGCAAAAGATAAAACTCGTCTTGCGGCTTTCTTTAAAATGTGTTATTCTTCGGGGTGATGGGGCTTGCAAATTCCATCACCCTTTGGGCTCGTCCGTGTTGGCGCACGGGCGGGCCTTTTGTTTTGTGCGATGATACTGGTCGGTACAGAATCTTCCGGTGCATACGAAATGTCCGCAGGGGCGGCGCGGACCGGTTTGGTACTCTGCGGGAACGAAACCGGGGTCAAGACGTTTACAGCCGCCCCGTTCGCCGAGATGGTCGGTGTTGCCGTCCTGACACTGGGCACAGCACGGCCTGCCATAATCGCAGCAACAACCACATTCAGGGCATAAACTCATGCGCCGCGCTCCTGATTCTCCGGGTACTCCGGGTTCCGGGCGTGGTTGCGGGTGATCTTGCCTCGGCCGTGGCGGCCCTTGGCTTCCCGCTCCTCGCGGTCCTGTGCCAGGAAGCCCAGCTTCATGCACAGCAGCCCCAGCAGGACCAGCACCACCGCTGTGGTGAAGGTGTTGCCATTGATCGTGCCGCCCGTCTGTGCGGTGCCCTCGGCACCCATGCCCAGCACCAGACCCACACTGCCGCAGGCCACGGCCAGCCAGTGCCATACGCGTGACTTAATCTTCATCGTCGTCCTCCTCTTTCAGCTCGCGGATCGTGTTGTAGAGCAGTCCAGACACCCAGCCCATCTGCCGCTCAAAATCGTCCGGGAAATAGCTCTTCAGAATCTGGGCGATTGCGCACACCAGAAGATGCAGCACGTCGCTGGGACTACCTTCGATCTTGATGGTCGAGTCCTCACTGTCGATGTAAAGTTTTGCCTTCATGTT